GGCACTTGTCTTTCAGCGTTAGTGTAGTTGTACCATCGACCAGCACGCGGGTTTCGAAGTGCTGACCGCCGTTAGTGCCTGCGGTAACCTGAACCTGAACATTCTTGCGAAACTCGTCAGGCGCTCCAGTTGCTGCAGACCAGCTCGAAACAGTTGCAGAGCCAGCGGCAACTGTGCCTGTTCCGAGCAACAAACCATGCTTATAAACTTTGCATGCTGTGGTCATCTATCTGTCCTTTCCAATACTTAGACATGATGTCGTCTACTTCATGCGGGCGAGGCTTGCCATGAAAGCAAACCACGTTGTTGTGCGACTTCAATCCGTTTTCTAGGAAGTGTCGCTTGTAGGAAATAATCTCGCCTGGAAGCTTGTCCTGCAGTCGGTCTGCATTGGGACGCTTCAGGTTGATCCACATCTGATCTCCCTGCAGCATGCGCGGTGCGCCAAAAGACAGCCAGTCATACAAGATGTCACCGCACTCTCCAGCACGGAACTTCATCACGCCGCTTGCAAGGCGCTTCGGGTTTAGGAAGTCCGACAGCATCGCGAAGTCAGTGTCGAGAGCGGCTAAACCGTCGAGGTTGCCCGTGATGACCGTGTCCAGATCGAAGTAGATAACTTCATCTCCAGGGGTGAATGCGTAGTCGCTGAACAGATACATCTTCGCCCACCAATCCTTGAAATGATCGGCAACGCGGCGACAGTCCACGCCTTTAATCGTACGATCACTTAGGCAGACGAAATCATGAGAGAGAGAGAGATTGTTCTCCACCGCCCTCTGCAGGTTCGTTACGTATTCATCTGAGAAACCGTCACCTACACACACACACGCTACCGTCAGCATGCCATGGCTCCTTCCCAAAGGTCGTGAGCCTCACGCATCAGATGATCTCCATGCATATTGACTTCGATGCCGTCGCTGTCTGGGAATGTAAATCTCTCTCTCGCCACCAAGTAGTCCGCTACCTGCTGAAGCATGTCTCTGCTTGTAGTATACCCACGAGACTTGATGAATCTCTCTTCGGCGTCGTCCTTCCAATCAGGGTAGGCATGAGTGCCATCCTTGCTGAAAGAGCTGTCCATGCCGTAGCAGTCGAATTTCCTGAATCCAAGCATGTAGCCAAGGTTTATCCAGCGTAACCCCATAGTGCATCCGCCACCTATTATAAGGGCGTCAGGATTCCTTTCGAACACAACCTTGTTGACCTCGTCGCATCCACCTGGGTGCCAGATGGTTACATTAAGACCCTTCAGTTTATCGAACGTGTTTGGATGTGCAGTTGATGACACGAAATAACGAACATTATCATTTCGCACCAATCCTTCTGCGATGTGCTCGCCCGGATCGAGGACACCGCAGGCGAATACTTTTTGCCCCCTATCAAGCAGCCACTTGAGACTGCCGTTGATTGCAACAACGTACCCATGCAGCTCTCCGACTGTCTCTTTTATGGACGGACCTCCGCCGACAATGCTGAGCACATTGCTGTGCGCTCTGCATTTCTTGCCGAACTGTGGGAGGCCAAGGGACATAGATTTCTCTACGTGGGAGACTTGCGTCTCCACGCTCTCTCTTACATCTAAGTGCTGGAGTAGCGGGGGCACGAAGCCCCCGCTGTTGAGTGTGGATGTCATTAGGTCGAAGACGAGATGTTATCAACGTAGGGGTATTCGATCTCGAAATCTGCGACGCCAGAGTCAGCGACCGTGGCAGACGCACCCTTCGCAAGATTGACCCAGTCACCAGCAACGGACGTATCGTCAACTGCACCTGCAGTAGCCGTGATGAACACCTTGCCATTGTCGGCAAACTGAGTCAGGCACTGGCCGATAGCCTTACCGTGAATCTGGAACCATCCGTAATACGACGCGGTGCAAGCAGTCTGCGCGATGCAAACCGGACCAATAGCGTCAGCGACGAGTCGCGTAGCGCTACCATTGTCTAGGTTATACGTACACCAGTCGTACTGCTCGCAAGAAGCGACGCCTGCGAGGTAGATGAACTCGCCTTCGCCGTAAGACGACTGCGTGTCCTGCGCTTTCACGCGCTTGCCAAGCGGATGACGTGCCGAAGTATCCTGAGAAGAGATACTCGTAACGCCGATTTCCTGGCCAACAACTTTCCAAGCAACCATAACTTTGATCCTTTCTGCTGCTGGTTACGCTACAATCACGCCCTGAAGCGAACGATTCCGCACGGTCATGTTACCGGCGAACGCGATCAACTTGACCAACGCATCTTGGTTGGTGCTGTAGCGATCCGGGTTTAGCGGAACGAAGTTGCGCTTGGAGTGGGGACGGAAGTGGATGTGGTCGGTGTTGAGGAAGTACATATGAGCGGAGGGAGCGTCGCCGCCCTGACCGCCGTCGAATACGACATCTGCACCCATGAACTTGAGATTGTCGAAGCCAGCAGCGCCAAGGCTCTCATTGCTGATGCGCTGGATTGCCTGCAACGAACTCCAGTAATATGAGTAGTAGGTGTTGTCAGCGACGATGAGGTCAGGCTTGTCACGGTTACGCGACAAGTTGAGGTAGGTGGTGTTCATGGCGGTTTGCACCGTCGTCGCACCGGGGGTCAGCGAGTTGCCTGCGAACGAGTAGTAATAGTTCTGCCAGAAAGACCACGTTGAAGAGTTGATGCCGCCGACAGTGCCAGTACCAGCGTCTGCAACGAGCAACTGGAGACCACCAATCTGCTTGCCGCCATCGGCGGTGCCGTCAGAATAAACATCAGTGCTGATGTTATTCTTCATGGTGATTTCGGCGTTCTCAATGCGAGACTCAAGAAGGTCGATGACCTGCTCGTCGCCTGCATTCTGGATCATCTCAAGACCAGACATGATGACTGCGACCGCCGCTTGTTTCCAATTGAATTCGGCTGCCGTGAACACGTCGCTGGGAGAAATGTCCAGTGCCTCATAGCCGCTATAGCGCTTAAACGTGCTGTTCTCGGCGTAGGCAAGTTCCTCAAGAATGGTTCGACCCCCAGAGACGGGCTTCACCTTGCCTTTAGCTTTGAGGCGGTTGAGGAGGGCTGTGTTGTCGCTGACGTTGTCAGCCAATTTCTTGCTGCGCTTGCGCAGCGTGGTCGTGGTGATCTCGTCCAAGTTGGGAGATGTCATGCTTGCTTCTCCATCGGCGCGAAGCCAATAAAGTTGGAACATGACCGTGATATAGGAGTAGACGCAGTAACGCCCACAAGTCATCACGGTCGCTCAAAAGGTTTTGAGTGCGTGTGATTTGTGGGCGTCAAGTTTCGGTCGCCACCGAAGGACGCACAGCGCATGAACGCTGTATGAATACAAGTGCTATATTACACGAAAAACCGTGTCAACACTTAAATTCGATTTCCGATGCGTGCCTGCTTGAAGCCTTCCTGTAGTAGCTCTCGAATGCTCTTGCCGCCATCATCGCCGTCAGAAGAGTGCGGCGAATAGCCTGAAACGCCTGATCCCGACACGGAAGCACCTGCGCGCCGCGCACGTTCAGCCTCCTGTTGAGCACGCCGTTCCTCAGCTCTCCGCCGCGAAATCTCCTTCGACTCTTCCATCTGCGACATCAGCTCTGGCCGGAGAGATACCGCAGCTTGGTATGCTGACTTCAGGTCGTTCTTAATGCCAGCGCGCATGAGCTGAGCCATGTCCTGCCTCACCACATCAAAGAAGGGATACAGGGGGCTACCGTTGTCATCCGCTGCATTCTGAAACTCAGCCAGCTCTTGTCCCGCCGCTGCGTGTACCGCCTGCATCTGCTGTGTCTGCTGCGCAGTCAGAAACTGCTGATGCTGTTGGTAGCCCTGCTGAAGCGCCTGCTGTTGCTGCATAATCGCGTCGAGGGTTCTTTGCAACTCCGGGTTAATGCTCGCGCCTGGTTGGGTAACTTGGCCACCGTCCATGTTCGATTGGTTGAGATATTGCGCGATCTCGTCCATCGAGGGAGCAAAGTGCGAAGCTAGGTCAATCCCTTTGTCGCGTGCATATTGCTGTAAGAACTGCATGGGATCGCGTTCTGACATATCCCAGTAGTTCATAATCATACCGAGAGCTTGGCTATCGCTCAGACCCTGACGCGCCCAGCTATCACGGCGCGGTCCAAGAACCTGTTCGAGCGAACCGAAGCGTTGCCGCTCCTGCGCGATCTCGGTCATCTTGCGCGTGTAGTCGGCCTCCAAGCCTTTGTTGCGCGCAAGTAGAATCTTCTGGATGCCGGGGTCTAGAGCAGCAAATTCTTCTTTCTGCTCTTTCGTCCAGCGAGCAGGCGGATCAATAGGTTTGTCCGCCGTGTCGTCCGTCTTAGCTTCAGCACCGTTAGCCTTCTGAGGGGTAGCATCTTTGGACTCTGCTGACTTGATTTGCGGCTGCTCATGATCTGTTTCGCCGCTGATGGGCTCCGCGCCCTGCGTGTCAGTCTGGTCCTCTTCTGCGCCACCTTTGAAAGCCGCAGTGATTGTGTCCCGTAAGGACTCCTCAGCTTCGACCTCTTCGATTGGAGCCATGATCTTCTCCTGTCTATTTATACCATATGCGGGGGAGTAATCTTACTTGGTAGAGTTGTTGGTTTGCGGGGCTACGGGCACTGAGTCACGAAGAACGGTCTTAGACGCTTCTTCTGGATTGCTAGAGAGAGAGAGATCTCCGAAATCAGACAGCTCACCCTCATCTCCAAGGCTGCTGCCAGCCTCAGCTAAGTCGCGCAGTTCAGGGACGTCATAACCCTGCTCAAGCTGCTCGATTGTCTCCTTGATCTCACGTCGAATCTCCCCCTTCGGTGGAGCTAGATTTTTCGGTGCCATGCTCTCATTTCCTACTTCGAATACATTGTTACGACGCAAGAACTCGCGATGCGTCGAGCGGCTGCTGATTTCCTTGCCGTCGATAACGTTCCGATACGGCTTGATGTCACCCATGATGTTGGGCGCTGGGAGACTGCTACGAATTCTCAAGTTTTTTTTTAGATCGTACGAAATAGCTTCTTGCTTTGAAACAAGATCTCCGTTGCGATAAACCCAACTACCGCGCTCGACCATGCTGGGAAGGAAGTCTGCACGCACTGCGGGCTTTGCGTTTGCACGGTCGATGCGTGCCGCCTCTTCCTTACTTACACATCCATGACCTTCACGGTATACGAGGGTCTGCCCTCTACTCATAATTGCTCTCCTACGGGACGATTGCAGTGACAGTATCGAGAGAGTCCCAATCAGCGGCTCCCTCACTCTCCGCGTAAGCCTGCATCGCCGCGTGGACGTTGGGATGACTTGCGGATAGCTTTGTGTTGATCCAAGAAAGCAGACGCTCGTTGTAAGTTCCTGCGTCGATGCCTTCATCGTCAAAAAACTTGTGCCATACGGCGTTGTAGTCTTTGTTGGTGCTGCTGCCAGCGCTTGTTGCCTCTATGATGGCGACAACAGCAGCCATACGCGCTTCTTGGTTCGTTGCCATTACGCCGCCGTCCTCTTCTTGAACGCCATCTCTGCAGCGGATGCACGATCAGACATTTCCTGCTGCCGCACACTTAACTCATAATCACGCTCACTCTTCTGTGCGGAGAGTGCCTGATTAAACTGGCGCTCCTCCGCCTTATCAGTGCGATCAGCTTCAACCTTGTAGGCATCAAGCTGCATCTTTCCATCCGTCTGACGCTTCTGGTTCTCTATCTGAGCAAACTGTATCTGGGTTTGAGCCTGATCCTTTACGGCGCGGATTTGAGTCTCCTGCTCGCGGTTCTTTGCCTGCAATTGCATCTCGTACTCTTTGAGCATCAACTCGCGCTCGCGAAGCTCAAGCTCTTTCTTCTTGTATTCGTTGTCGGCCTGCACCTTCATCATCTCGATCTGAACTTTCTGCTGTTCGATCTGCATTTCTTCAGGCGTAGGTGGCTGCGGTCCCGCCGATCCCTCTTGCGGCTGTTGCGGCATGGGCTGACCCATCAGTTGCTGCACCGCCTGCTCGATAGCGGCCTCGGTAGTCTTAGCAGCAGGGAAGCCACGTACTGCAAACAACAACAGCTCACCAAGCAGCGGTCCCGCAGCCGGTGCTCGCTCAAGGATGCCACCCGCCGCCGTCAACAGTTGGCTTACACCCTGAACGAACTCTGTGCGATCCTGCTTGTCCTGCTGAGTGTCTTCCATCGCAAGGGACTTCTCATCAACCTTGATGCGATAGCGACGAACAGGAGCCGACCTCATAACTTCAATGGCGTCCTTAAAGCGGATCGGATCGAACTGCTGGGTCTGCGGATTTACTAGAAACTCCTCTGCAGACGAAATAGACATGATGTGGTTCTCGCTATACTGCGAGCACGCAATCTGAGTGTGTATTTCGAGAGCCTCTCTGGCCATACGCATGAAGTCGTTTTGGCGCGTCGAGATGCGCTTTCCAGCAAAGTTAGCCTTCACCTGCTGCGCCTTAGCCGTTTCACGTGGATCGGAAGCGCCGCGCACGATGTCGGAGATGCCGGTGATCTCGTACAGCTCCTGAACTAAACGTGTGCGAGCGTTGTAAAGCTTATCGACAACAGCAGCCACGTTCTCTACCGGAAGGAACTCGACCACACCCTTCAGACCGCCCTTCTCAGCAAACATAACCCAGTTGTCCACCGGGATCATGTCATTCTCTGCCGTCTGGTCAGTGACGCGCTTCAGCGTCTCACCTGCAGCCTTGTCGTAGACTCCGACGACACGAAGCGCCTGAGTTAGAATCTTGATGCGCCAAGTAACCTCGTCAAGCTCCATGGCGATGTCCTGCCACAGAACGAAATCTGGAGTCGGGATAAGGCTGTCGTTGCCCTTCGTTCCATAAGCTGGACGCGGGCACGGGAAGAAATCGCGCAGCTCTAGGAAGTCGTCCTGCTTGTCGAGAAGATCATCTGACCAATCTGGACAAATCCATCGTACAATCTTGTCTTTCTTTGACCATATCTCCCAAACTTCCGCCTTCGCAAAAATGCCCTTCTCTTCGTCGGAGGCATCCTTCTTGTCTTCAGGGCGAGCGCCCGTGTGACAGTTGATTGTAAGCGGAAGCTTTTTCCCAACCTCCTCACCAAAACGATGAATAAGCTCGTCTCGCGTCATGGGAACCATACGGGCTACCCACGGAACATGACGCCACTTTGCTGCGCGACCATGCAAGAAACTACGGTAGTGGATGTGCTCCCAGTCCACTTCCTCATCTACCTTGGCTTCGTACATCTCATGGAAATACTCGCCAACTGCGTCTTTCCTGACCTCAACGTCATCAGGAACCTCTTCGGCCTCTGACAAATAGGTCTTCTGGCTGCTCTCGCGAAGTGCCATGTACGGCTTGTACTTCGCCCACATGACTCCACGAGAACCCAGAAGAAAATCATCGCGCGCATCGACGAGAGCATCGTGCATCTCGTCGCCCTCCAAGTCGTACTGGAGCATGCGGCGCATGATCTCGCTGCCGTCTCTGGCAGATGGGTCTTTATCCTTGAAGCGGCGCGTGTTGAACGGCTGGGGAGGCTTTGCGTAAACTAACGGCTGCATGGTCTGGATCATTGACCAGAGCACGTTGTATCGGCGCGGCTCTTTCTGGTCATTGGCACTTGAAGTGCCAGCCATAACAAGCTCCTCGCCCTTGTAACGTCGTACGATTTGATCGCACTTGTCCCAGTAGGACTTGAAATCCTCCTTGGCCTGACGGATTTCTTCAAGCCAACGCTTGGCTTCCGTTACGCCCTCGTCAAGAGCCTCCCGCACTCCTGCGGACTGCTTTTTACTAGACTGTACGCGCTTTTTCTTCGCCGCCATCTTCAAATCCTCTGAACCGTCCGCTTGCCGGAGCCCCGATTGTCATCGTACCATAGTTGGTCTAGCGTTACTTCCGCCAACGTAGAAAGCTTGTTGTTCTTTCGCTTCTTAGTAGGTCTTGAATAGGGGCGAGCCATACATGCATATCGCAGCGTATCGGCAGCGTGGTCCTCGCCGTCCGTGTCTATGTCTTCTGGTCTGTCTGGATCGTGCTGCTGCATGGGAAGCGTGCGCAGCGTGTGGATGCAGTTGCTAAAGAAAAACAACATGGGCACGTTTTCTCGACCATGCTCAATCTGATCCTGTCCGCCTAGTCGCCCTCTAACTTGATCCCAGCCCGCAAGAGCCCCCATATCACCAACTCGCTTGTTGTCTGCTCTGCGGAACATGACCTTGCCGTTTGTTCCGCGAGCAATGCGCTCAGCGATTGAAGGCCCACCATCAGAGGCATAGGCGCTGGGGTCGATGACTCCGAAATCAATTCGCTCATTGCGTTCCTCTCTTTCTAAAATGCCGCGCCCAACCTCCTCAGCAAACATCTTGATGCCCTTGTTGGGAACAATCGTGCCGTCTTTCTTCGTTTCTATTCCGTACCATTCGCGGTAGGTGACAAGTGCATCTTTCGGCACCATGTGGCCGCTGACAGGGTGAAACCAGTCCTCGCTGGCCACGGCGATCCACAACACACAGAACGGGCGATAACTTCCCCAGTCGCATGCTCTGTATCGCGTCCACCACTCAGGTAGCTGCGTGGGCTGAAGTACGTGTTTTTGCGTGTCGAAATTGTCGAAAAATGCTCCGTCCACGACATAAAAATCACCTTCCAGCCATGCCTTTACCAATTGTTCGCTGCCGCTCTCCATCAAGCGCGCGATGTAATTGGGGTCTTTCTGCATCAAGATTTGATTGTCAGTCACACGAGACGGAATATAAATGCGCTCCGTCGTGTAAGTCTCCATCTTACCGTCTGGACGGACACGATGGTTTACCTCCTTGATGGGATGCCACCCTTGAGGTGCAGGATCAATGTAGCGAGCCCGTACCCAGTTGGCACCCGGCCCGCCTGGATTCCCGGTAAGAAGCAATTGAGTCGGTATGCCTTTGGTGGAACGTAGCGTAGCCTTGAGCTTCGCAATCGGTGCCCAGTCAGGAAAAGTACCGGCCTCCTCGATGCATATGCACGTATAGCTTTTTCCCTGATGATTCTGCGCATCCTGATCTCGCTCCAAGTACGCGAATTTGATCCACGCCCCATTAGGAAATGTCCATGATAAGTCTTTCTCCCTCCACCTTGCTCCATGCGGCGGGAATAGCTCGTGAGCGCGAAGCATAACCTCTTCTAATTGTTTATACGTACGACGGAAAAATATCCCTCTCTCTCCGTGGCCGAACTGGAGAGCACGGATCAACATCTTTCCGATGGCGCTGTCTGTCTTTCCTCCACCACGGGCACCGCCAAAGAAAATCTCTGGTACAGGACAGTGAACGAACGCTGCCTGCGGCCCCGGTTGAGGTCGCCAAGTAAAGTCGTGTTTGACCTCATCTGACACT